GAAGAGGTTGCCGCATCCCGTCAGGCACGCACGCAACTCTACGACCAACTCAAGGACGACGACAGAGTATCGAGAGCCGACGCGGAGGCGTACAAGGGTTTGGGATTGCGGGTCCATGTCCCGTACCCATACCGGTAGGCCACGAATCCCGAAGGGAAGGAACTCATGTCGGACGACGTTGCGGTTGCGGATGTTGACGAGTCGGTCGATTCCACGCCGGACACCAGCACTCCCGAGACGAGCGTAGCCAGTGAGCCTGCATCTTCAGCATCGCCGCAGGCTTCGGCTGCACCACAGCAGTCGGTGTGGGACGCCTTCAAGAATCTCGATGAGTTTCGCGGGCAAGACGACATTGCAATCGCTCGCCGCCTCTATGCCTCGATGGAGCGAGAGAAAGCAGCAACAAACGCTCTTGCCCAGTACCAGCAGTACGTCCCCATCGCCCAGCAGTACCTCCAAAACCGAGAACCCTTTGAGCAGTTCCAGCAGCACCGAGAATCCTTCCAGCGATGGCTCGCCTCCCAGCAGCAGCCCGCCGCCCAGCAAGTAGAGAAGACCTCTGCTTCGGAGGCGATGAAGAAGTGGTGGAACCCTCCGGAGGTTCGCGACTCCTACCGGCAGTACCTCGTCAAGGACGAGAACGGGCGGGAGGTCATCTCTCCGGATGCCCCGCTCGACGCCAAGCACGCCCTGTACGAGTACCAGAAGTACAAGGCCGACTTTGCCCAGAAGTTCCTCACCAACCCGGAGGAAGCACTGGGTCCGATGATCCAAGAGATCGCCCAGCGGCAGGCCCAGCAGATCGTGGAGTCGCAGTTCGCGGAGGTGCATCAGCAGCAGTACGTCTCCGGGCTGGAGCAGGAGAACCGCGACTGGCTCTACGACCAGAGCGGGCGACCGACCGAAGAGGGGCTCGCGGCCCAGCGGTACATTGACGAAGCCGCGTCGATGGGGATTCAGGGCGCTGAAATGCGGTGGGCGTACGCTACGAAAATGATCGAGCGTGACCTGCTTGAGCGGCTGCGAACGATGGGTGCCGAGCAGACTCAGCGAAGTGCGTTTGAGGCTGGATTACCGCAGCAAACGGCTGCTGCCGCCATGCAGCAGCAGGCTCCCGCTGCGCCTCTTTCGCAACCCGCCTCTGCGCCAAGTAAGGCCGAGAGGGACATAGAGTTCCTTAGAAGGGAAGCGTCCCGCAGTCCGAGCAAGGCTGCGGGCAACGACGACCCGAGAACCCCGCAGGCTCCACTGACGTTTGAGCAGCGACTCGCACGTCAGTTGGCCCGAGACGGCATCACCTCCTGAAGCGCGAAAGGTAAGACATGGCGTCGTCAGTTGACTGGGCTCGTTCTATCGGCACTACCCTGACCCTGCATCTCCGTGAGGAGGAGCAGACGACCTTCCGTCGCTACAAGGTGTTCGCCGCGCTTCAGGCCAACGGCAACGTGGCGATGAATCAGGGCGGTCGCGGTTTCGACTGGCAGGTCCGCTGGCGGAACGTCCCGGTTTCGACGTACACGGGCGAGTCGCCGCGAGTCTTCGCACGCCACGCGCTCTGGCAGCGTGCGAACCTCCCGTATCGCGGGTACAGCGTGCAGGATCAGATCACCAAGCGGGAGATGCTGGAGAACAGGGGTCAGGCCCAACTCATCGACGTGGCCGGGAAGATGGCGAACCGTCTTCGCGAGTCGATGGAGCAGCACCTGAGCCGTGAAGTTTTCATTGACGGCGAACAGGCCGGGAACGAGAACCGGTGGCACGGTCTTGAGTCGATGTTCGGCATCGACGGCACCGTGAATGTCGGCACCGGTGCCAAGCGAGGCTCTGGCGCTTCGCCCGGTTCCGGCTCCGCCCCTGACCCGTTCGGCTTCCCGACCGACACCTACGCGGGCCTCGACACCGCTCTGGGCAAGTACGCGGGCTCGCAGTTGGCATCGACCGGCTCGTGGCCTTCCGTGCCGGTCGATCCTGAGTACGACTTCTGGTCGCCCCTCGTCTGCAACTACACCAGCACCTACTTCGGTACGGCTGCTGCGACTCCGCTGCTGACGTGGCGGCAGAACTGCATCGAGGCGATTCGGCTCTCGGTGAACCACGCCAAGCGGAACGACACGAAGGAGAATCAGATCGACATGATCCTCCTCGACCGCTCGATGTACGTCGAGTTCCTGAACCGGCTCGACGCCCGCGAGCGTGCCATCGTCACCAAGACGAACGGCCTGAAGTCCTACGGCTTCGACACCGTCGAGATCGACGGCATCGAGGTGGCGAGCGACTACGGTTGCCCGTCCGGTGTCGGTTACGCCCTCTCCATCGGCAACATGGAGATGAAGGTGATGACCGGGCAACTGATGGAGGCGGAGGGACCGTTCTACAACGAGGAACTTTCCGCGTATAGGTACAGCGTTTCGTGCCTCGCCAACATCAAGATGAAGAGTCCGCGCAACTTCGTGAAGTTCGCCGCCATCGCCTGACCTGTCACCCCAATCGACGTAGCAAGGAGAGTTCCAGCAGATGAGTACGCAGACTTCTGATCCGGGTTTCGGTCGAGGCCAGACGCTTGGCGTCACGGTCAAGATGTACGAAGCCGAGTCGGGCGACGGTTCGACGATCATCGGCGTCCGCAAGGAGTTTCGTGACGAGAACCCCCGCACGGGCGAGTTGCTCAGCAACCGGCCGGTGGAGTGCATCGCCGTCAAGAACGTGAGCGGCGGTGCCCTGCTTCCGGGTCAGGTCGTGAAGTTCAAGGCTGCGGCCACGAGCGGCCAGTTCTCGGGCGGGATTCTTGGCGAGGTGGACGCTACGGCGACCACTGCCAATGCCCTTCCCGCTGCCAACGGTCTGGTCGGCGTCGTGGACGAGTACCTGCCGTCCGCTGGCGTGCCGAACAACGAGGTGTTCTGGCTGGTGGTTCGCGGCCCCGCGACGGTAGTCAAGTCGTCCACGTCGGTCAGTGCGGGTGCGGCTTACGGCACCTCCACGACCGCTGGCGAGGCGGCTGCTCACACGGCTGGCACCACGTCGCTGGTCGGATACGCCATCACCACCAGCGCCACGACGACGGGCCGTCTCCTCGTCCGGACGATGGCGGGCTTCTGATCCTTGTCATCACCGTCGCGACGTTGGCCGCAGGCAGGGTAAGGACGCCCGCCTGCGGCCTTTCGCGTAGATAGGGACTTCCTTCAATGGCACTCGCCACCGACCCTAACCCCATGAGCCAGTTCGACCAGCCGGACAGGCAGGCGATCATGGTTCAGTTGCGGCGTGCGGGGCTTCTGGACTTCCCGGAGTTGTCCGACTTCAAGGTCAAGCGAGAGGTGGGTGCTGGCAACGTGCCGACCCCGAAGGACGGCTTGGCCCCGATGGTGACTTCCGTACCGCAGGCAGACCGATGAGCGACCGAATCCGACAACTCAAGTCTCTTGTCAATGACCCGCGATTCCGCCGGAACGAGTTGGATCGCGACCTGCACATCGGGCCGCTGCTTCCCCAAGAGCCGCCCTTGCAGCCGGAATCCGACTACGAAGCAATGCGGATGATGCAGGCGCGCGATGTTTTTGCGGGGCCGCGCGACGGGCGTGCAGGCTTGTACCACCGCGAGCAAACGACGAACCGGGCGATGCCGAGCGGCATGAACGACTGGATCAAGCAGTACGGACACACCTACATCCCAGTCGATGAACCGGCAATGCCGCCTACTCCGCGCTACAGGTGACGCATGGATAAGCATGGCGACCGTGTCAGGAAACTGAAGTCTGGTGCATGGGCTCGCAAGGAGGGGCAAGACCCGGAAGGCGGGCTGAACGCTGCTGGGCGTGCGGCCTACAACCGCGAGAACAACGCCAACCTCAAGCCGCCGCAGCCGGAAGGCGGGCCGCGAAAGGAGTCATTCTGTCGAAGGATGAAAGGCATGCGAGAGAAGTTGACCAGCAAGGAGACGGCCAACGACCCCGACAGCCGGATCAACAAATCCCTGCGTGCGTGGGACTGCTGATGAGCGACAAGACCTGCACCGACTGCGGCAACTCGCTCCCGCAGACCACCGACAACTTCCGCCGCAAGCAGGACGGCACTTGGGATGCCCGCTGCCTCATCTGCCGTGCGAAGGTCAATCGCGGCAAGAAGAAGAAGCGGAAGGAAGCCGACATGCGTGCCATCGAGGATGGTGCGGTCAACACCTTCCTTCAGGGTGCAACGAGGGGTGGCGACAACATCCCGCACTCCAGCGAACTGCTGGAGCGGCTGATGGAGTATTTCGGCGGCTCGTCTGGGTTCGCCGCCATGATGGTCAAGCAGTATTTCGACTCTCCTCCGGGAGGTTCGCACCGCACGAAGTTGCTGGAGGGCGTCGTGCGTCTTGTCACGAAGAACACCGAACTGGGCGGGGCCAAGAAGCCGCTGGCCCAGTGGACGGACGAGGAGATCGAGGCGGAACTTGATTCCCGCCTGCAAAAGATCGCCATGAGTTTTGAAGGGAGACTGCTCAATGTCCAAGTCACGCCGCAAACCCCCAGCGATATCGCCGCTGCCTTCGGTCAAGCGTTTGGGCACGTTCCAGCGGGACGAGTTGAAGGAGATGCAGGCGGAACTGGCGGGACGCCGGATCGAAGCCTTGCGGCTCTACCGTCCGACCGACCAGCAGGAGGCGGTGCATCAGTGCCGGGCGAGCGAGATTCTGGTGCTGGGGGGGAATCGTAGCGGCAAGAGTCTCTGCACGTTCGTCGAGGACGCCCGTGCGGTGTGTGGCAAAGACCCGCACGGCAAGTATGCCGAGAAAGATGGCATCCTCGTCGTGATCGGGAAGGACTGGAAGCACATCGGTCTGGTCGTCTACCCGCTCCTGTTCATGGCGGGTGCGTTCAAGATCATCCGGGACGAGAACACTGGCGAGTGGCGTGCCTACAACCCGTCCACTGACTCCGCACGCGAGAAGGAGGCCAAGCCAGCGCCTCCGCTCATCCCGCCACGAATGGTTTCCAAGAAGTCGTGGATTCTCAAGTCCGCCCGCTACATCCAGTCCTGCACGCTGACGAACGGCTGGCAAATCTACTTCTTCTCGTCGGAAGGCGAACCTCCGCAGGGCTTTTCGGCCTCACGGGTCCACATTGACGAGGACGTGAACAACGGCGATGCGTGGGTTCCGGAAATGCAGGCCCGCCTCAGCGACCGCAAGGGCGTGCTGACATGGTCCGCGATGCCGCACTCCAAAAATGACGCCCTCCAGAGCCTTGCGGAGCGAGCCGACAAGTTGGTTGAGGACGGTGTCGAGAACCCGGACATTGTCAAGTTCCAACTGCGGTTCCTCGACAACCCGCACATTGACGATGCCGAGAAGCGGAAGCGTATCGAGGCGTGGGGCGCTCTTGGCGAAGACGTTCTGCGGATGCGTAGCGAAGGCGAGTTCATCAGCGACTCAATCCTCTGCTACCCCACGTTCGCCATGCACGTTCACGGGTTTGAAAGAGGCGACCTCGACCGGAACGTCGTTCCCGAAGATTGGTGCCGCTACGCCGTCATTGATCCCGGACACGCCGTCACGTCAGTGCTGTTCGGTGCCGTGCCGCCGGACGAGTCCATGCTCCTCGTCTACGACCAACTCTACATCCGCAACTGCAACGCCATCATCTTTGGCGAGAAGATGGCGGAGAAGTGTAGGGGCCAAAGTTTTTATGCTTTTCTTATTGACATGCACGGCGGTCGAATCCGGGACATCGGCTCCGGGCGACTGCCGGTGGAGTTGTACACCGAGCAACTCAAGAAGCATGGGGTCGCCAGCGAATCGACCGGGCACAGTTTCCTTGCCGGGTGCGACGACATCCCGGCCCGCATGGCGGCGGTCCAGAACTAC